AAACTACGTCACCGTTGTCAAGTTTTGTACCTTTATCTAGTGTAGTCTTCATTTTAGGTTTACCATCAACCAATACATACTCCCGAAAGAATGGATTCTGTATTTGGTATAGTTTCCCTGAGTTACCTACGAAACAACCCAAATCGTTGGACGATTTAGTTATCAGGTTTATAATGTCCTGTTTTGTTTGTTTCATAGTTTCACTGTAGTCCTCTCCGTTACTTCCGAAACCTTCGGATTTGGGGGGACGTTTACCGAATGATGATAACATCTCGACCTTGGATTTGATGAGTTGAATATCGAAGGTCTTAGTAATACTGTTGTAACATTCAAAGAGGTACATCTTCCATTGTTCACCACCGACATTAGTCAGTTCTGAATTATTAATGGATTCTATGTACCAACCCGAGGTTTTTACATCAGTTGGTAATACAGGGAGGTTACTCAGAGTCGTTGTCTTCTTTGGTTCACCTACAACGATTCCCGTTGTTTGTGTTTTGTGTTTTGACATGACTGTCTCCTTTTTCATGAGTAGAATATACGAAAGAATAAAATAAGATAGGGAAATAAATCAAACAATCATGTTTGTAATCTTCATTTTATGGGTATGGGATAGACTGTTTACACCATATCTTCGATATGGATAGGGGAGACTTTACAGGTGAATGACGTATAATGTATATTATGTATAATAGGAATACTATACATAATCACAGGTGAATGACGTATAACCTTTATTATGTATAATAAAACAAGTCATATTAATTTTAACCAATTCGAATAAAAATTTCAACCTCCCCCCCGATTTTCAACCAGAAAAAGACCGGGTCGGGGGCGGGTTATAAGTCTAGCCCACATTGTACAGCAATTTTGCCATTTTCCACACAAACCCATTAAAAACCATTTCTTTCTTTAGCTTGCTTATACATATTATATAAATACAGCTTGCTTATGCTATATATCAGCAATATATGCCTATTATATATATATTATATAGCCTAGGGCACAAAAAATAAAGTTTTGTACTTGTATATCATATGGAATAGCAGTTATATTTGCGACAACGGAGTTTAAAATTATGCATAATATTAAAAAATCAAGAAAAAGGGCAAGAAAGAGTAAGAATCCTGTATTCGAGGCTCTTGCTAAGCCAGTAAAATTGCCGTTTAAATTTTTAAAATGGTCATAGATGACAAATCTTCTAAAATAAACCTTTTGGGTATGGCAAAGTCATATTGTGCTAACTGGGATAATGGTAATTGTCTTGGATGTATGATGAAAAGTACTGATAATGTACTTATTTTCCGTATATCCAGCAGATTTGCCAATAAGCCGTGCCAAGTTAAAAAAAAGTGTGATTATTTTAATAATATTGTAATTCCGGGGATAGCTAATGGAAATTGAATACCTTGATTTAGTAGATACAATCGAAAGGTTGCGTAAAATATCTAAAAAGTTGAATATTGCCAAGATTCTTGATGGTAATGCTGCTCAGATAGAGATTATATCCGAAATAAAATTGAGACTTGAAAAACTTATTATAGAAAGAGTAAATTCAGTAGATTTAGGAATCTCACAATACAGGTCTTAGCATGAAAAATAAAAAAGAGCACAGACGTGCTATAGTTATACCCGATATACATTTTCCATTTCAGGATGATGCTGCTATTAATGTAGTTCTGAAGGCTATAAAGATGGTTAAACCCAATATCTTTGTTTGCCTCGGTGATTTAGGAGAATGGAAGAGTATATCACCTTGGCGGTACAAACGTAGAAAAAGGCCTCCTTTGGAGTATACTATAGAAGATTTAGAGGTTGAAGCCGCTAAAGTCAATGATGGACTGGATTTGTTTGATAATGCTTTAAAAAGCGTTGGATGTACAGATAAACACATGATTGAAGGTAATCATGATGATTGGCTTAATTCATTTGTAGAAGAATTTCCATATCTATCACAATATAAGTTTAAAAACATTATGAATCTTAAAGACAGGGGATATAAGTACTATCCCTATGGACATTTGATGCAGATTGGCAAACTATTCTTTTATCATGGTGGTCACTATACTACCGTTAACCACACAAGACAGCATGTAATGAACCTTGGCAAGAATATTTTATATGGGCATACACATGATGTACAACGGCAGGGAGTTACCCATGTAGATGGGGCTCATCATGCTTGGACTCTTGGATGCTTAAAGGATATGTCTAAAGAAAAGAATGCTTGGCTAAGAGGAAGACATACTAACTGGTGCCATGCTTTTGGTATTATTGACTGGTTTGAAGATAATAATTTTAGAATTGATGTAATTGATATACATAAGGGGAAAACATACGTATGGGGAGAGCTAGTAGATGGAAATGCATAGTGTCCGGAGGGGTGGTCGGGGTTTCGAAGTAATATAGGTTGGGAGTGGCATTATGCGCACTAAACTGATTAAAAAAAAACTAGAGTATCTATATGACAGTAAAGATGAGTTTTTCAGCAATCGTGATGATGACCTTGTGTATAACTGGCGTGAATCATCTGCCGGAGACTGGATACTTACTGATGATGGACAGATATGCAGAATACTCCATAGGGGTAAGTTTTCTAATGGCAAAGAATATGTACGTACTGTACTGGGTTCATATCCAATAAGACAGTCAATACAGATTACTGGTGCCATAGCTGATGATATCTATAGATTCACAAAATATGCTAAAACCAGAAAAGACAGGATAGATGAAAATAATCCGAATGGCCGGGAAATAGTATTTGCCAAGTATGTTGCCAATGGAATGCCTCCAGAACAGGCATATCTGAGAATATTTAGAACTAATGACTCATCGTATTCAAAAAATGCGTCATCGGCTTTATTAAAAACTAAAAGAGTGAAAAAATTGATTAGCGAAGAAACTAAAAAAATGCTGGGTGAAGTTGGTATTGATGAAGAATACCTGCTCGCAAGGACAAAAGATATTATTGATAATTATAATGCTCGTGATTCTGATAAACTGAGAGCTCTTGAGATGATGATGAAAATAGCCGGAATGTTTCCCAATGATAAGAAAACTGAATCACTTACTGTATTTCAGGGATTTACTAAAGAACAATTACAGCAGATAGGTGGTTCAAATATAAAGGCTATAGGACATGCTGAGAAAGATATCTCATAGTGATATATCATTATATCTAATGCCTATATACAGCAGTTATATTAATGAGTGCATGGTATGTAATAAAAAAATAGACAGTCATAAGAAAATGATTGTTTTTAATGAGCGGTATGTACCAGTTGGATTCAGTTGCAAGTATTGTAATTCTATATACGATGAAGATGATATTTTAGTGGATTTGGGGAATCCTGATAAATTGGATTTGTATGGGGAAACATAATAATGAAAGATAAAAAAGAAATAGAATCATTTAATATAGTTCCACCACCATTACAATCTAAGATTAATGATGAAATACTGCAAAAATCATTAACTAATTTAATATATTTTGGAAAAGCATTCCTGCCTAATGATTTTTTAAATAAAAGCGCTTCACCAGATTTTCATTATATAGTGGCTAAAAAATTACTCAGTACAAAACCAGCAGCTCGTATATGTAATATACTGCCACGTGGCTTTGGGAAGTCAATTCTAGCAAAAGCTGCTATGATACATAAAATGCTATTCTCGCCACAGGGTGAAAGATTGTTTATAGCATGGGTTGCAGAGGAGCAGGGGCAGGCTATTGACCATATTAAGTATGTTAAGTCACATTTTGAATATAATGAAAAAATAAGATACTATTTTGGCGACCTTGCTGGCGATTCTGTTGGAAACAGATGGACTGAGAAAGATATTGTTTCAGCTAAGGGAGACAGGATAATTGCAAAAGGCACAAGCCAGAGACTGCGTGGGCGTACTGAGATTGATGTTAGGTATACTGGTATTATTCTAGATGATTTCGAGTCTGAATTAAATACGAAAACGTCTGAAAGACGGGATGAGATTAAAAAATGGATTGTATCTACTGTGTACCCAGCCCTTGAAGAATCTCCCGGTAATGAAGGATGGATATGGCTTGCCGGTACTATTGTCCATTATGATTCATTTCTGCAGATGATTATAGATGGTTTACGAAATGCTAAAAAGGAAGGTCGGGAATACCCGTGGGATGTTACATTTCATAAATCCATAGAGGATGGTAAGCCATTATGGCCACAACAGTTTCCATTATCTAAACTTAGTACAAAGAAAAAAGAATTTATTGAAGCTGGCATGGTCAATAAGTTTGCTCAGGAGTATATGAACGATGCCCGTGATATATCTGATGCAGCTTTTAAAATTGACAGGATACAGAAGCATAATCATACATTTATTTCTAGAGACAGGTTTTCCTATCTTGAAGATAATGATGGGAACTTTATTCCAATTAATGTGTATATAGGAGTTGATGTTGCCGCTACAGCTACTAAAAAGTCAGATTTTCAGGTTATTATAGTAATTGGTATCGATAAGAATAAAAATAGGTATGTACTGGAATATTTTCATGAAAGGATACCAACATTCGATGTTCCAGAAAAAATTATAGGATTAGCTAAGAAATATTCACCAGTTAAACGTGTTACTATAGAAACAGTAGCAGCTCAAGAAATGGTTCGTGATATGGTTACAAGAATAGCTACAAAAGATAGAAGACTGATACCCGGCATATTTAAGGGAGTTAAGCCACCACCCGGAATTAAGAAAGAAGATAGACTTGAAACATCACTTGGCCCGCTAGTCAATTCAAAGAAACTTTATATACGAAGCAGCATGACAGAGATTGTTGACGAATTCTTTGAACATCCATTCTCTAAACATGATGACCTTCTGGATGGGTTGTATTATGCTGACTATTATGCTAAACCACCATTAAGTGGCAAGGTAGATAAGGAAAAGATAGATTCAAGAAGCAAATCATATGATATACGCAAAAAATATAATTGGTTTACAGGTGCTAGAATTAGCTAAAAAAAAAATTAACTTTGCTATTGACTATTATGGTAATTGTTAACTAACTTACAACGTATTTATGCAAATTCAAGAAGACCCCAGAGCTAAAATCACTAGAGAACTGTACCGGCGTTATAGAGATTCCCGCTCAGATTGGGATACAGAAGCTAGAAAAGATATTGATTTCTTTTATGGCAATCACTTTAGTGATGCTGAGGTAGATGAGTTAGAAAGTAGAAATCAGGCAGCTGTGCCAATGGACAGGGTTGGCCCAGCCGTTGAGAAGCTAAAAGCTATGCTTACATCATCATCTCCGGCTTTTACAGTTATACCGAGAGAAGACTCAGATGTAAAGATTGCTAAGATGTGGAGAATTGTATTAAGTTATATTTGGGAGATATCTGATGGTAATTCCCAACTAAAGGATGCAATTCACGACCATAGCACATCTGGATTGGGGTATTTGTATGCTTATATTGATGCTGATTCAGATTTTGGAAAGGGTGAAGTAAAATTTACAAATATTAATCCATTTCGTGTTTATGTTCCGTCTTCAAGCCGTGACAGGTATTTCAAGGATGCTGATAATATTATATTGTCTACAATCCTTACTGGCGAACAGATATTAAATATATATCCAGAGTTGGGGCCACAGCAGAATCCAGAGACTGGGGAGATGGAAGAGGGGTTGTTATCCAGTATATCAAGTTATAGCGACGATGAAGACTATCCATCGTCTCAGCAAAGCACTCAGCAAAAAACATGGACTCCTGCTGAATCAAAAGATTTAGATTTTTATCAGGAAAAATATCAGGTATTAGAAAGATTTTATAAAATAAAAGTTCCTTTTTATCAAATTGTAGATGTAGATAAACAGGAAGAAATTATATTAAATGAAGAAGAATTTCAGAAATTTCTTAATGAAAATCCCGGTGTGTTTGAGCGTGGACTTGTCGAGTTTCAGGAAATTTTACAGACCCGTATCGAGGTAGTGGCATCCGTTGGTGAAATCGTTTTGTATGAATCGGTTCTCAATACTGATATATATCCTATAGTACCATTACCAAATATTTATAGTGGTACACCATACCCGAGGTCTGACATATCTAGGGCGAGACCTATGCAAAGGCTATTAAATAAATTATGGTCATTAGCTTTGTCTCATGCTCAGGCTTCTGCGGGTCTGAAATTAATTGTTCCAATCGGAAGTGTTGATGATATTAGTCAGCTTGAACAGGACTGGTCTAATCCAAATGCTGTTATAGAAGTTGATAGTTCTCAAGGAGAGCCACACTTTCCATCTCCAACACCATTGGCCGGAGAGTTTTATAAGTTAATACAATCATGTGAATTCTATATAGATTTTACATTCGGACTTCCAGAACTTATGCACGGGTTTGCTGAAAAAGCTCCTGATACAGTACGTGGTACAGAAAGAATGTTGGCTCAGGGGGCTGAAAGACCTAAATCTAAATTACGTGATATTGAGTTAGCTATTAGAAAGCTGGGTCAGGTGATTTATGGTTTATCAAAGGGGCATTATACATTTAAAAAGATTTTTAGATTAGTTCAGGCCAATAATAATATTAATGAGGTAATGGCTAATTACTATGATGACTATAGCGAGACAGTAATGGATATACAAAAGGACAGGCATTCCATTGGTCAGCATGATGTCAGTATAGAGCCGGGTTCTACATTACCCACAAGCAAGTGGACTGAATACCAAGTGTATGCGGAAGCATTTCAAATGGGATTAATAGACAGGGTAGAAGTGATAAAGAAGAATCCAGAAATTTTTGATAAAGAGGGTCTTATCCAGAGAATGGGTGAGATTCAACAGTTGCAGGGTCAAGTCCAGCAACTTTCTGAACAAAACAAAAAATTGCAGGGAGACTTGCAAACAGCAACAAGAGAGTCTGTATCTGACAGGAAGCGGGTTGAAGTTGAAAAATTTAAATCCAAACTTTCTGGGGTGCAGTCTGATGCGAAAGCCGACAGGCAAATTCAATCGAATAAACTCAACAATGCGGTACAGCTTGAAATGGAAAAATTAAAGCCACAAATTGAAGAATTTGGAGAAGGGCTTGGTTCTATTCCTGAAATTTAAGGATATCGCGGGGAGATAATCATGAGTGAAATCAATCAAGAAGGTCAGGTATTAGAGGATACTGGTTTAAGTCAAGAGTCTGGATATGAAGATGTCCCGACAGCTGATGGCAGTTCTGGGAATAGTGAAACACATCCGGTAGATTGGGAAAATGAAACTCGGAAATTTCAGTCAATGTATGATAGACAGAAATCTGAGAACGACAATATGAAACGGGATATGGAATATATAGCTCAGGAATATGCTAAAAATCAGAAACAAGCCAATGTTGATAATAATAAGTCTTCGTTGCCTGAGGATGAATTTAATCCTTGGGATGCGTATTATAAGCCAGATTCAGCAAGCTTCAAGTTTCGGCAACAGCGGGAAGAAGAAGTTGTGAATAAGGCAATCGGAAAACAGAATGCAAAAATGCAGGAAAATATGCTGATTAATAATACGGTGAATGAATTAAGGAATAATCATAAGATGACAGAATCAGAGGTTCGTGAATTTATGGATTGGTCAACTAATCCCGGTAGCAGTATGACTCTGGATACGTTAGTTGATGTATTTAAAACACGTAATGAACGTTCTAATGTTTTGCCGTCTGGTGAACCAGTTCCGAGTTCATTCGATGCGGTTAAAGCCGCACGAGAGGCTCCCCGTACTGCAGGAGTCCTACAAGGCCAAGAGGCCAATCAACCAAGGTCTGAAACAGACCAGATGTGGGATGCTGTTGTTAATGCGGGGAGTAGAAGTAATGTTTTGTAATTAAACAAATAAGGAGTACTAAATATGGCAACATATAGTGCTGGCAGTTTATCGGCCAATGGGACTAGAACTCCCGGTGTCTCTGCAACTGATTTTCACTCAAGACGATTATTCGACTTTAGTGATAGGATAGCAGAGTTAGCCCCGGAAGAGTCTCCGTTTTTCGTATATCTGTCCAAAGTAGGTAAGGTACCCACTTCAGACTCTCAGTTTCGATTTTTAGAAGATAGAACCAAAATATCAATTACTGATAGAGCATTTCTTGCTCAGGCTGCATTTACGGCAGCCGCGGTAGGAAGTACTGCGACAGCTAAATTTGATACTGTTGGTGGAGCTTCTGTGGACTGGCTAGTACCGGGAATGGTAGTAGCTTGTGGTACTGTAGATACGTCTACAGCTCAGCCAGAATGGTGTGTAGTTCGTGTTGAATCCGTTGTGGATTCAGGAGCTTATAGCACTGCTACGGTTCGTACCACTGCAAAAGCATCAGCGGCAGCTTTAACAGTGCCTGATAATGCTAAGTGTACTGTAATCGGAACTGCGTTTGAAGAAGGTACTGGTGCTCCAGATGTTTGGTCTCAAAAGCTAGAGAATGACTATGGTTATACTCAAATCTTCAAGACAGCTTGTGAAATGTCGAATACGGCAAGAGCAACTGTCTATCGTGGATATGCTGATGAGTGGCAACGCATCTGGAATTTAAAACTAAGAGAACATAAGATTGATATCGAAAGAGCTATGCTATTTGGCATGAGAGCGCAAACTAATAGTATCAATTATACTGATGGTATAGTTGGTCATATTATTGCTAACTCTCAGTCTGAACTTGCTGATGAAGCTCAGGTATCATACAATGAAGATAAGGCTTATCTTAAAACGATAACCGCAGCTAATTGGACATATGATTCACTTCTAAGTGATTTGGAAGTCGTCTTTGACCCAGCCAGAGGCGGAACATCTGCTAAGTTAGCATTAGCTTCATTGCCTGTTATATCTCAATTTAATAAAATGGGAAATAACGGTTTTATTGATGTTTCAACAACTGGTACTCAGGCAGCGTATAACTTGTAATGAAGATTGAAACCGTTCATGGTGATATATCTTTAGTTAAAGAACCTTTGTTCAGAGGACAATCTGCAGGTTTCTTGTGTATGGTTGATTTAGACCATGTATCTTATAGACCTCTTGTTGGTAATGGAATGAATCGTGATACTTCAATCCAAACTAATGTACAGTCAGCAGATGAAGATTTGCGGAAAGACATGATTCTTACAGAAGCAGGTCTTGAAGTTTCTCTTCCTGAGACTCATGCATTAATACACCTACAAGGAGTATAAGATGAGAAGTGATTATCTAAATGTAAATAGTCAACAGACTGGTAGTTACAAGAAAAAAACTTTACTTGTAAATGCCGACATTACACTAACTGAAGCTGATAGTGGTAAAGTTATATTTTTAGACGCGGCTGCAGGAACTGTAGCTGTGACTTTACCTACTGCATCAGGTGGTGAAGATGGAATTTATTACCAATTTATTGTTTGGGAAGAAACTCCATCTAATGCTATTACTTTAGCGGCTGGTAGTGCGATTGTAAGTCTGGTCATGAAAGACGCAGGTGGAAACGCATCTAATTCAACTGTAGGTACTCAAATATCAAATGTAATAATTGGTACGAGTGCTCAAAGAGGAGATTATGTTAATATGGTCTTCTTTAATGGTGAATGGTCTGCTGACTGCATGTCTGGTATTGACAACGCTGTTACTACATCTTAATCTTAATAAATAAGGATTAGCAGTTATAAGGTACTGTGGGAGCTGTCAATAAAAGGCGGCTCCCGAAACCTTAAAAGAATTATGAAAAAATGTATAA